CCGTGTTACCGGGGAAGTCCCAACTGATCGTTGTGCCGCTGACTATAACACGGGGTAACCGGTAGATCATCGCAAGGTTAGGGTTAGGGGGCGGCGTTTCCTGAATCGCACCATAGCCTGCACCCATTGCAAATTCTGGAATCGCCAACGCTCCCGGACTAGAACCACTGCTGAACCGACCTAACGGCCGCGTCAATCGGTCGGTAATCTCGTGGATAACGATACCGGTGTTTCTGTCTCGAACTCGAAATCCGACGGCCATTATGCAAGTACCCCCATTTCAACAAGTGGTAAACCAAGACCATCAACCCATAGACGCCAATACTGATTGCTTTGGGTTACGCGATAACCGCCGCCAGATCCATTGTTTTCCATGTATCCGCCTTTAGAAATAAACCAGCCTGACACGCCAGATACATAGTTGTTAGAGTAAAGATCCCCAACTTTAAGGTTATCGATAGAACCGTTTTTAATAAATGCGTTAGCTAGGTACGTGTTAACGCCATCAACAACAAACGGGCTAAACACTACACCGGCGTTATTGACGTTGATTAGCGCCATTCGGTCGGCACGGAAAAGAACCTGCGAAGTAATTATACCTTCGTTGTTCTCAACTCCGACGCCGATACCGGCCATATAAGGCACACCGTTAACTGTAAGCTGTGTTTTGATGGTGTACATTGCCGCTAGTTCGGATTCAAGTTCTTCGACTTTAACTAGTGCGCCGTCGTCACTTTCAATCTCTTCTAGCAAGTCTTGTGCAAGTTGCGTTTTCTCAATCTTGCCAGTTAATGCGACAAGAAGTTTATCGGCGTCGATTTCGCTTATCTGAGTAATCGGCAAAGAGTTGTTAAACCATGGGCCTACACGACCGGCGCTGTCCGTGCATCGCGCCCAATAATACCACCGCTCGCCCGGTTCCATATTAGTATGGTCAAACGAGTTTGCAGGATATGGCAAAGTGAACAGTCGGCTTGCGTTACCGAGTACGTTTGTACGGCCTGCGTAAACTTCAACAGACTTAACAATAGATAGTGTCTCGGGGTCGAACGTCCAGCTAAGACCAATAGCGAAAAGCTTGGTAGTGGCAAAAAACGTATCAAGTCTTGCAGTCGGAAGGCTGGTTGCCTCGATAGCACCTGTCCATGTCGCCCATGGCCCCGGCATACGACCTACACCACGAACGCGAACTTGCCAGTTGCCCGGCGACAGGTTGATTACCAGTGTGGGCAGCGAGTTAGTTCCTAGGTTAGCCCAATCACCATAGGTTCCGTTTACTTGAATCCGACAGGCAAATTCGTAGTAAATGGCACCGTTTGCGGCGCTAGCTATAATATTCTGTACGCCGACGGTTGTTGTATACACGACGTTAACCGTGTTCACGATTGGCGCGGTTGGAACACCCGGCAAGTTAGAACCCGGCGGCGGAGGCGGAACAATACCGCCGTTCTCGGCGCTGTAAACACTATCAGCGTAGTTAATGCAGGTAATGTTAACTTGACCTTGCGAATCTGGCGTTGCCGACATCACCAACGCTTTAAGACCTTGTTTCTCAGTAGGGCCAGCCTGATAAAAAGTAAATTCGTCGCGAACGCCGTTGCTAATGTAAATAGCGTTCTTTTGAGCCGTTGAAGCTTGAACGATGCAGCCGTATTCCCCTTCGTCGATGTTCAACGAGAAATCGCGCACAATACTGTACGGCCCATCTTCCGAACCGTTCTTTTTGCGAAATGCGATAACATGCGGAATGGGCTCTAGAAACTCTATTTGCTCCGTTGTTCTCAGTTGGCCAGTTGCGCGGTTAAAAGAAATTACCCGGCCCGAGTATCCCCACAGGGGCATGTCATGACTAATTCGAATCAGTCCGTTGTAACGCGGCACGAAGCCTTCGGAGAGCGTCGCAAAGCTAATGCTTCGGCGACGATCCCGGTTAGCTGCCGCCATCGAAATTCCTTCGCGAAACGCCTGATTGCGGTCTGTACAACCGAACAGCGTAACGTTGTAAGGGTTTAGCGCTGTTTCTCCCGGTAAACGACAGGTAACGGTTTCGGTCTTCCATGTATCGGGGTCGATGTATTGAACAATTACATGGTCTGGTGTGTCTACGTCGAAAAAGTTATAGGTCGTTTTGAATGAACCCGCCACCATATTGGCCGGTTGAAACATTGCGGTCGGTATGGTTTGCGGTTGATCGCGAATGAAGTCAATAACGCCCGCATAGTAAATCGGAACGGTGCGAACACAGCGCAGCACTTTAGCCAGTGCATCCCAAAGCTGACTTGTACTGTCGAACACACCGTTGAATCGGTCACCACGTGACGCCGCTGTTTGTGACAGAGCATAGAGCTTTGTCATTGCCAACCTGTCGGTTCCTAGACCGCGTCCATAGTCAGTGTCGCGCAGCATATCAGCGGCAATCCATGCCGGGTTACCGTCGCTGTAAACATATCCGCCCCAACCATTAATCGGATCCCAAGTTTGAACGCGATCTTTAACAATGACGCTAAATTTTCTAGCAGTTGTTGCGTTGAGCGCAGCGGTTGCCCGCATTTTAACGGCAAGTAAAGTAACGTTGCCGTAGGTGTAGGTCGACTGTAAATATGAACGCAAACCGGCCCATTGAACCATTTCAAAAGTACGGTTGTCGCCGGTTTCGTTTGTAATACGCTGGCCGCGAATCTGGCAGCGAATAAGCGGAGTGTCGACGCGAAAGCTAACAACTTGCGGTTGCTTAGAGGCAAAGGTAAATTGCTTAGTGACAAGCGCCGTCCATGCCCCAATCGGAGTTCCGGCGTCGTTGACCTGTTGATATTCAAAGTTAACAGTAACGCTATAAGGGCGAGTATTCCCGTCGTCGTCAACTTCTCCCAAACCAGTCGGAAAGTTTAAATCGATACCGATAGCGCTAGCCACAGTACCGGAAGGTGAAGCAACATAAGGGCCGAGAATATTAAAACCGGGGCTGTTAGGCGCCTTCATTTCCAAGTTAGAAACGGAGTCACTTGTAACAACGTTATCAGGGAACAAGGTTACCGCTTGATTCGGATAGATAACAGAATATTGCGCGTCGGTAAACTGGTTAATGTTTGTTTCGTCGATAAGAATCTTTTCGACTTCCACCGTGCCAAGCGACAAACAAAAAAGCTGATAAAGATACTGTTCGTTGCCTTCGTACTCGGTGTAAGGCTGAGACGCTAAATCCGGCACGATAAGAGTACGCCCGTAGCACTTTGGGATAGCTTCCAAAAGTCGGGCGCTGTTGCTTTGAGCATTCAGACTATAAGTCGGACTGTTACTAGAAGACGAATTCGACGTTGAAGTCGGAGGCGGAACAGCCCCTGTCATAAGGCTAAGCGCAGCGAACGCACCGACGCCGACCGCTGCCGCCGCGACAAGACTAAGACCGAAAGTAAAGAACGCCGCCACAGCGATGATAATAGCGCCAAGGATTGCTTTAAGGTTAGATCCGCCGCCACCGCCTTTAGGCAAATAAGCAACTTGCAAAACGTGGTCGTCTTCAACAACAACGTTCCAGTCTTTCGAAAGAACAGGCACCCCGTTATGAAGAACGACAAAACAACCCATTCGATAAAACCCATCTTCTGTAAACGAAATGAGTTTTATGTTTTCCAAATGTTGAAAGATGGTCAAACCCGGTTCGACTTCGCTTTCAGTGACGTTTAAGTTCGGCCGATAAGGGTTAGTGTGAATCACTAAATTAGATGGCATTGTTTAACCTGTAATAAGTAACACGGGCGTAGCCGTGGAATCCAAGGTCTGTTATCGGAGTGAAAACTACCCCGACCCCCTCTAGTGCGTGAAGTATACCGCCCCCGTCAAACTCTAGATAGACGCCAACGTGCGGGTTATTACCGCCTCGCATCAATGCCCCGTAACCGTGCTGCGGAACTTCGTCGACTGCCCACACGGAGGCTTCGACATGGTCTTTAAACATTTGCTGACAGCGTTCAGCATCGCCGATAGGCGCTATTGGCATATTGGTATCAAAGTAAGTCGTTTGAATATGCCGCAGTAATCCCCAGCAGTTATACGAGTCTGGCCCCATTCCGCCTTCTTTGTACGGAATACCTAAATAGTTCTCTACTTGTTCAGGGGTCATCGTTGCAGTCCCGGAAAACGTTCTGGCGTGTATTTTTGCGAAGGGAAAGGCCAGTTATGAACGTCGCTAAGCGTAGCGGTTCCAGTCACCTGCATAGTCGACGCAACGGCGGCGGTTAATGTCATCGTAATAACCGGATCCATTTGAGGCATGCTTGTATCGCTTTGCAGGTACGGCCGATAAATCATCTTAATCGGGGTCGTTTGACCAATTGCAAGTTCTAGATACTGAGTAACCAGCCGACTAACGTTAGAGATACTAAACGTCATTGTCGGCACTTGGTCTTCGGCATAACCCGGCTGCGTAAACGAAAACGGAACAGGTAGAAAATCAACATATTCGCCACCGTTAAGCGGAGCCGACGCTTCCAATTTAAGCGACCATGTTTCCGTGTCGTAGATAACGCGGATTGCCGTTCGCTGGCCAGTTTCGTCAACAAACGACGGGTGATGAAATTCGAGGGTATCTAGCGTCTGGTCGTCAATAGGTTGCGAGGCGTAAGCCTCTTCTAGCGCTGCGTTCATCGTCATAGTTATTAGTCCGTATATCGGCCGACGTAGTCGTCTTCAATGTAGTCAGCTTCAACATAATCGTTAATGAAGTCGCTGTATTGCAGGAATTCTTCGCGGCTCATAATAGGCGCGTTTACTGTTTCAAGCTTCATCGTTATAGAGTACCAAGCGCCTGTTGGCGTTTCAACCGGCGATTCAACAAACCGCACTCTTTGGAAGTCCGTACTTCTTGCACTTGCGAACGGCCCCATAAACCAAGCTGAGCCGTTTATTAGAGTGTCGCGGTGATAGTCCCAAAACAGTTCGCGCTGTTCTGGCGTACAAAGTATTTTGCCGGTGAATTGCGTTAACCGTTGCTTAAACCTCACTCGTTCATCGGGATAACCGGATTCGATATCCGTCCGTGTCATCGGAAGAACTTTTCCAATCGAATACGAATCCTGTTCGTATACAGGCAGCGAGGTAGGCCAGACTGGTAGAACGCCAGTCCGTGAAGAAACAACAGGCTTAGCCCGAAGTTCTTCAACGTCCATTTTAACGCCCCATTTGATACCCATCGGTGTATACACAGGGGCGGCGGTTAGCGGTCTAACCAGTGTGGGCACACCGCCAATTTTGATTGTGAAGTAGCCCGCGCCCTGCGCCAAACTGTATTCGATCCATGCTTCGAATATCTGCGTTTCCAACCATGTCATTTTCCACGACAAGGAATAAACAAACAGTTGGGCGACCGACTCCCGCTTTACACGGTACTGGCTATCTTCCATCTGGAAACGTTTAGGTTGTCGCGAAAACGTTCCTTGAAAGCCGTCACGGATTGCCTGTGGAAGAATACGCGGGAAGTTTACCGGATCCATTAGCGTTTACCTGCTGGACTTGGATTCAAGCTGAATGCGTCTTTGGTGGACTTGAACAACGGGCCTCGACCGGACGACATACGCGACGACAAAGCGTTTTCGATGTTGTCGATTGTCAAAACCAAATCAACGTTGCCGTCTGCATCTTCGGTTTGACTGGTTTTGACTTCGCTGTTATTTGCGTTGTTAATTACGGTCAAGTTTACCGAGCCGTTTCCGCCTTTGCTGCCCACACGGGCTTCCATGGTGCCACCGCCCTGTACAGCGTTGGTGCGGCCGTTCCGCATGGCCTCAACGTTGGCCACACCGCCAGCGCGCGAAACGTCGTCCTGCGACCATACGACCTCACCAGCGTGAACCAGCCCGGCTACCTGATTCTTTCCACCTGGC